TCTTTACACTAATCTCTTTAATTAGTATAGAAGACTGATTAAGAATATCTTCTGGCGCAGAAACTTTTTGTAACTCAATATCCAATACTCTACCAGTTGGTAGTTTATTATGAGCTGCGACAAATCTTACAATAAGATCAAATACTACTTTATAGCAACCATCAAAATATTCTTTCTGAATATATGGTATTACCCTACGGCAGTATTCTTCGTTATTGAGTAAGTGACTCAGTACGTGTGTCGGTATCTCGTTTTGCAATTGTAGTTCCTTGTTCAATAATATGAGTTAATAATTCGCCGATATAGTCATTAAATTTCTTATCCTTACATAGATCATCATGATCAAAGTCTCCAGGATCATTGATATTATATGTAAATGTCAACGTTGCCATTCCTAACTGTGTATCTTCCTTGACAGACACAGTACCATATATAAATCTAACTCCTTCATATGGAGACTTATCTGTTAAATGCAATGCATAGAAATCAGAATCCGGATGTTCGACTGTTATATAATGATTATCCATCTATTATACCACACTTGGGTTGTTTTGTAAAGGGCTTTCTGGGTCAAAATCAATTAAAGATTTATGACCAATCTGATATTGCTTAATCAAGAAGTCTTTAAACTTTTGAGTCTTAAGAATAGGTTCCCAGAATTCATTTTCCTTAGTAGCCTTTTCACGAACTTTAGGTTCAACCATTTCACCAGTATCTTGATCTACACGACAGTACCAACCATTATTAGGCTTAACAACAAAACCACCAGCAAGAGCGATTTCAAGTAGACCTGAATTACGTTCAACACCACCGTCCCAAGAGACTGAGACTGGAATTTTAGATTTTTCTTTAACCATTCGTGACTTTTCAACGTTAATGATAAAATCATAACCAGTAACTTCCATACCTTGCTTGTTTTGTCTACGGCCTAGAATCCAGATATTATCAGCTGAATAGTAAATACCAGTACCACCGGAAACTACAGCTTTAGGGAATAGACCCATTTCTTGATATGTATGATTAATAGCTAATAGAGGCACATCTTTCATAGTCAAGTAAGGTGTTACCATACGGAATAGACCTTTAATAGCTTTAGCTCGAGACATATCAGCAACTGATTTCTCATTCAAAGCATCTTCTAATTCTTTCTTAGAAGCAAGGTTACCAATAGAATCAATAACAATAATAACTTTATCTTTGCGTTCAATGTTATCCAATTGACCAACTAAATCAAACTTAAGTTGTTCAACATCAGTAATTGGAGTATGAAGTACACGACTGGTATCGATACCAAATGCTTCAAAGTACGATTGTGGTGAACCAAACTCTGAATCATAAAACAACATTACAGCGTCTTTATTTTCTTTAAGATAAGCACCAGCCATAAGCAAAGCAAATGACGTTTTAAAGTGTTTTGATGGACCTGCTAGTACAGTAAGACCTGATGTTAAACCACCATCTGGATCTCCAGATAGCGCAACATTGATCATTGGCACTTCAGTTTTAGTCATACTCTTATCACCAAAGAAGATACTTTCAGATAATATATCTGTAGTTTTAATCTTTGAGTTCTTTTTTAGTTTATCCATTACACTCATCGTACTTTCCTCCTACCGAATTGCGTTTGTTCAGAAGCAGATTCTCTCTTATAACGAGCGATTGCTTCAGCTTTTTTACGTTTACGTTTCCATGTAGGCTTTTCGTAGTATTCTTTTCTACGAATGTCTTGTAAAATACCTGCAGCTTCGACTGCTTTCTTAAACTTTCTCATAGCGACATCAAATGGCATGTCTTGTGGTGGCCGGTTGTTTCTTTTACCTTTACGGAATTTTTGTGGCTCGGCCGTTAATTTTATACTTGGCATATTTCCTCTTCTTTTATTTAATTGATAGGTATATTATAACATAAATTCAGTCAATTGTAAACTGTTTTTTTCACATTCATAGGTTTTTTTCTTATTATCTTGTACCATATATTTAGTATCGACAAAATCTAACTTGCCTTCTAAGTATTTTTTAACCATAGCTGCTGGATGCTCAGCTGTAGTTACTGGTACGTTTTGACACATATGATTAAGTGATCTTTTGGCATTGATCATCTGATAATCATTTGGTAGTTTCATCAATGACATAGCTTCTCGTACTGTTAAGAATCTATCTTCGTCAGGATGTGCTATGCTTGTTGGCATGTGACCTACGAAAGCTCCTATTTTATCTTTAGGAATTTCAACGCCTTTACGCATAATGTTACCACCGGCTTTGAGCTTATGATAAGCTCTATCGCATTTACGAGCCACATTATCGTAACCATGTTCTCGCATCCACTCAGCAACCTTGTTATAGGTTGTGTGTTCTTCAATATAATCTTGTACATTTGTTGTCTTAGCAATTTTAGCTGCAAACTCTTGATGAGTAATCCCACCCTCAATGCTTTCTAAAATAAATTTGTAATATGGATCATCAGATGGCTTTTTCTCATTACATAAAATTTGAGACATTGGATCGTTTTTATCGTTTACTACAGCTCTAATATCATCAGCAATCATTGTTGGTGGAATATTGATATATTCAAACAATGGCACTTTATCACCTTTCCAGAAGAAATAGAACGTACGATCTCTTACTTGACTTAAGCCATGCAATAATGATTTAGTTTTAAAAATACTAAATGTATATCCATTTTCATCAGCAATCTTACGAAGTCTTTTTACTACAGGTGCACCCATTTTTGAAGCAAGCCTTGGAGCGTTTTCTCCCCAGAAAACCTTTGGCGACATTTCGCTTAGAACGTATTCAGCTGATTTAATCATCCAATCATTTGCTGGATTATTACTTGAAGCTGATGGACTTAGTGAACTTAGACCAGCGCATGGACATATAGTATTAACTACATCAACCTTAGACGGGTGTTTGACTCCCTCTGAGAGATTCAAGTAAGGTATCTCATTGTTATAGTAATTTCTTAAATGTTCTTCGTTGGCTTGAAAGCCATCAAAAGTAAGAAAGTACTCAGGTCTTGTTTTAAATATATTTTCCATCGCGATGGTTTCACCACCAATTAATGGAACTATGCTCGCCCATGTTGACATTTAGAAAAATTCCTCAAGTGTATTATTATTTATAGTTTCGATTCCATTCCAATATGGATAGAACTCTCTAGAAAGATGTATTGACTTTGGCTTTTCCATATATTTAAAGTCAAGTTCTCCTGCTTTATTTAGTAACTTATCAGTCCATCTTATGATTCCATACTGTTTTTCAATATAGTCATTAAACTCGTTACGAATATCAGTACGTTGTTGCCATGAACCCCAGAATGGTTGACCTTTATAGTAACCAGACTGTGGAAGCTTTCGTGATTCATTTTCAATAGGTAACAACTCATATATTTTAGCATCGTACTTACTAGCTTCAGTTATATATCTATCAGCCAATTCTTTAACACTTGCTTCTAATCTAATCAAATGATGACGAACATCGATATTACCAAAATAACAATGTAGTTCATCATACTCATCAGGAATAAATGATTTAAATCCATCGTTTAAAGCGCCATTAAGAGTTTTAAATGGAATACTATTAACTGTCCATCCTGGTCTATACATACATATCGCATGGCTATCGCCAATAACAACATTACGAGTCTGATTAGGAACATCAACTCGAATAGCAGTATTAAACATTCTTTCAAGATTAACAAGATCAACGTTATGCCATTCTGGCTGAACATCACGTTTGGCCGCAGCCAGTTTGTTTTTAATCATCTCGTGATATGGTGGAAAGTCCATACCTATAGAATAGACTTGGCCTTTGAATTTAGAAAAGTTAACAGTGTTAGCAACATATGGAAAACCATAAACCCCGCCAAACATATTAAGACCACCACTATAGTCGCTACCGTGGTAAACCCATAGATTATCGTAATCATTATGCTCAGTAATTTCTCCGCCATAGTTAACGGTACAGTTTCCATATTTTTCCTTAATCATATCGCCATATATAACGCCTTGAGCTCCTCTATGAGAAGCATGTCTTTTCGCGATAGGTATAAATGGACAGTTAATTATATTTTTCATCTAAAAAAACTCAGTTAAAGTATTTTGTGGTGCTTTTGCTCGTGCTACTTGACGTCTTCCACAGGCCTTTTCATCATCTCTTATTTGTAGATATACACCATATTGACAACATAGAACCTCAGTACCATAATACTTTAATCCATTCTGTTGCTCATTAAAAAGATAAGAGCCATTGTCTAATTCTATATTATAAGCTGACTCATGGAAAACAACATCCTTAGTTAAACCAATTTCAGCAGCGTTTTCTCTTATAAAGTAAATAGCTTCAGCAAGGTATTTATTTGGAACATCTGGCCATAAAAGCTTGATTGTATAAACAGCTCCTGGTCCTGGTGCGACAAATCGTTGATCGTGATGATACTTCATTTGAGGTAAAACTGACGTAGAAGTTGCGCAATGGAAACCATAGTATTCGCCAACTCCTGGTAAAGTTCTTAATAAAGTAAACACTTCAAAAAGATCTTTAGCAGCTAGCATACCTTCAATGATTTTAGTATCTCTGAAAGAAGCAACCCATTCACTTACGTCAACTGGATGAAACTTACGATCTGGTTCATTATATTTTTTACGACAATAGTTTCTACCAGACGTTTGAATAGATGTATGTAACTCAGTTGTTCCCCAGATAGGTTGCTTATTTTTTATAGCTTTATCGATGTTATTACGTAGAAACTTAATATAGTCATCATCGCCATCTGCAATTCGATCAAAATCAACAAAGGTTCCTTCCTTTCCTGATACTACCCAGTGAACTCCACGAGCTCCATAGAAGTGAGATATAATCGTGTTACCAACAATATTAGTATCGCTCATTCGAGATGTAGCAATTTCAGTACCAATAAATCTCATACGATCATCTAATGTAATTGTTGGATGAAAGTACTCTACGTTTTCGCCTAAGCCATAATCAATTGCTCCATGACGATTTAGATTTTCGTATTGGCCATCAGTAAACCCTTGTTTGATTGCAGCACGATCGTTAATCTTTTTTAAGAAATGATTGAAGTCAAGCATAAGGTCTTTATCAAATGACCACCAATCATAACTATAAGAACTAGTAGCCAATTAAGCCCTCTCTTACTAAATGAATTACGTTTAATTCTGGATGAACCTTTTTGATCTCTTCAATTTGAATAGGATCATCCTCGAAGTGTAGTCCAATTTTAAATGATTCCATTAGCTTAGTAATACATTTGGCTTTATGGATACCAGAAGCTCGTCTACTATATGAATCATCAGTACGCTTTAAAGGATTAAACATAACATGATTATGAATTTCCCTAGATTTCAGCATACTAATTGTTTCTAGTTCTTGTTGGTAAGAACGACCAGTGATGATGACATCATCCCGACCAGGACGCACACCAGTTACGTCCTCGCCAAAATAAATTACACCATCGATATCAAAGGTATTAATCAACTGCTTAGACATAATCATTTTCACCTGATTGGAATGTATAAGTTAGATCTTCAACTTTAGGCTTATTTTCTTTAAGTTGTGGACGTGTTTTATCAGTCAAAACTCTACGAGCCAACGCATCGCATTCAAACTTAGCATCTGCAGTTTTAAGCTGCTCAGGTGGAGTCTTTTGTGACCATGCTGATGGACCACGTAGGTAACCAACGATTCCCATTTCAGCAGCAACTTTACAGAATCGAATAGCATCATAAACAATACCAGCACTATTTGGAGAATCTTGAACAGATAAACGAGCTGTCAATTCATAACGAGCTCCAGCCCAACCCCAAAACACCATATCAATATTAGCAATCTTGTTATCTGATCCGATATACTCATCACCTGGTTTTTGAAAAACAGTAAGCGATGGTCCGGCATACATTGTAAGTCCAGCAATATCTTTACCACGTACTACAGCTTGTCCATTAAGTACATTTTCTTTAGAGATATGTTTGTTCTTTAAACGATCTTTAGTAGCCATGTTTAAAAAATCAGTGTTTGCTGTACGACCAGTTCTACGCATATCGCCTTGAGTTGTACCACAAGCTTTATTTTCTTGGATATGCTGAGTTACTAGTAGACCAGAATCCATAATAGATCCTTGAAGAACTTCAGATAAACGAGATGCGCCATAATCAGAACGCATATCAGAACCAACGATTGTTACACCATTGTCAATTGCAAGCTGTTCTAATTCCATAGCATCTGCTGTAGAAATATAAGTTGGCATACAATTTACAACATGTACTCCAGCTTTAATAGCATTTTCAATATGCCATCTAGCAGCTTCTTCTGAACCTACTGGCATATAATTGAGTAATACATCAACTTTACGATCTTTAAGGATTGCACGATACTCTGCAGCTGTAATAGCTTTTGTTACTGTGTCTTCTAAGAATGAAATGTTTTCGTTTAGATCATTCATATGAGGTGCGATACCATCAAGAGTTGGTGAACGATATACAAGCGATTCATTAGCAATACAACTCATATCATGACCTGGAGGAAATACTTCCATGTTACAATTTGGTTTAGCATAGATTGCTTTGTTTAATCGTTGACCCACTTTACGGGAATCAACATCGAATCCAACTACGAAATTAAAATTCGGAGCTGAATATCCACCAATGTCTTGAAACATTAGGCCAATTGTATCTTCTGGATTTTCGTTATAGTATTGAACACCTTGAACAAGTGCTGATGAACAGTTGCCGACGCCGGCGATTGCGATATTAATTTTAGACATTTTTTTTGTTTCCTTTTATTTCAGTTTATTTA